CGTCAGATCCGAGTGAAGGCATACGGGAAGTCCCGTATAGCTTTTCTCGCTGGAAGTAATCAGTTTCCGCAGCATTTGCGCAAACTATTCCATTTGCAACCTGTTCGCCTGTGGCATCGAAAGTAATTGCGGTGCCACCTGCAGGAGTGTATGTTGCTCCTTCGTTCAGGGCTATTCCATTAATGGACATAGCTACCTCCTTAGGCCTTTAATTAGGCCTACAATTAGAGCTAGTGCATCTAGTTTGTGGATCCAAGAAAGCGGACCTGAAACAAGACACGGTAACATTGGTGGCGCAACATCATCACCGATTACTCTGGTAATGTGATACGCGTTTGCCACGTAGGGGTTATAGTAGGTTGGTGATTCAATGAATCCACCAGGACCTATTATGGAACTCCCTTCGTCAACCCACATTTTCACTTGCTTTTGTGTCACAAGTGTAGCGTAACGCTCGCCAACTTTTAGATTAGTGTTTCGGAAGGAATCTAACGAGACTCCAACACCGATAAACCAATCGAAAACAAAGCTAGCTGGCACTACTTCCCAACCTGCACGGATCATGTCATAGAGCGAGTCCCCGAAAGGGTGCTCATCCCATTGACTTTCGACCCATAGTGCACTACCACACTTACGTGTAGTAGTTGTTTGGGCTTTAAATGCGAGTACCCCATAGGAATAGCTGAACACGTGTTCTGTTATTCCGCTACGTTCAGTGTGCACACTGTACACCTGAACTTTTTCCTTAGGGCGGTGTTTCTCAGTAAGTAACTGACAAACATCCTGAATCGTTAACATCAGCGGCTGGATTGCATAACGCCATTCAAGCCAAGTACCGGCAGGGTCTTTACCCCGCGCGACACTCTCCTTAAATAGTAACGTCAAGCTTACAAACGACTTACTAGTTTTGTAACGTAGAAAATCGTTTCTCCAAGTTCTGCGAGGAATGTCGCACCATCAAACTGCGCTTCATTTGCCTTAGCATAGAGCTCCGCGATCATATTATTACGAAAGCGAAGATCCTCTGCTTGATGCTTTAATGCATCGGGCGTAAAAGCAAGTTTGGGTTTGGTGAGACTGTGATTGGGCGCAAAGTGCATCCAATTACTTCCGCCATCCATATAATTATATAGATTGCAGAACCACAAATCGGCGAAACCAGAGATTTCATACTGGTAACGCTCGAACGCCCTGCACTTCTGCAGGTTCCGAACTCCACGCCAAGACGTGACCTCACCTTCGTTTACTACGAAGTTGTATGGTCCGTATCTTGGAACCTTAACACCACAAGGGCTCGTACCGACGCCTCCTACGATGTAAGCTGAGGAGTACTTCTTTGGATTCACTGTATTTACATACAT